CAAATCCAGAATTTAAATCGGTGGCAGAAAACATATCATCTCCACTATTAACTCCACTCATAATTGCTGTGGTTACACTTCCCGGACAAACAGTTGTAAATGTTGTTACATCTGGTCCTACAGAAACAGATTCAGTACATCCAGTTATGTCAAAACCAACTGACAACCCAAAACCACTAAAACTTAACATCCCATCTCCTACACATACAGTTCCAGATGGGTCGCACACTTGTAAAGATACACTATTTCCCATTTTGATATGTTTTAATAAATAATTTTATATAAAGAATTTAAAATCAATTTTAAATTCTTTATATAAAATTTTGAAAAATCGGCGTTTTAAATGTTCAAAGGTGTAAAACATTTGCTTATGGCGGAACAGGCATATCTATTATAATATATGCATCATGTGGAGAGACACTCGAAAATAATCCTAGCCATTTCTCTCCTAATAATCTATCGTCTATCCAAATATTTTCTCTGGTATCTTCTTCTAGCTCTACTGTATTTAAAATAGCACGAGCTTCTTTTTCGAAACCAATTTCGTCTGCTCGTTTCCACCCATCTTTTTTATTATTATTATTATTACTACATATTATGTTTTCCGGCATGTTGTCTAATAAATATAATAAATAATTATTGTGTGGCAAATTTGTGGGGTCATTAATGTATTCCCAATCCGCTTCCTCTGCGTATGTATAATTTAATTTCGATTTTTTCCACGAAATCATATCTGACCGTAAAAAATTCAACTGAAACGCTCGATTCTTTAATTTAAACTCGGAAACATCTTCGTCGTCTTTGTCTTCAACCTCAATAAACATATACTCATCTTTCACATTAGCAACATCCGATTCCTCTGGTAACCCAAGAGTATTTACATAAGGAAATATATTATTATATTTGTCGTGATTAGAATCAGCGACATTTTTTTCGTGCATATTACCAACATTTACTATTTCGGTTTTAATAATATCATATAATGTGTATGGCATCCACATATCACAATATAATGTGTATAATAGCCTAAACATATAATTATATTAATTATATATTTAAATACTTCAAGAAAACGGAAGTGTAAAAATTGAATCTATATTATTATTCATATAATAATAATTATATGAATAATAACACAAAATATACCAAGCTGGATTTTGAGGAATCACAAAATGATACAAACTGGCAAGAACAAAAGCGACCCCGAAAAATCAAAGGCGAAGGCACACCCGGAAAATTTTATTTCAGAATTACGAACCCCAAATATCAGTTAGTTGAAATCACCCGAGAAAATGCATATCATCACTATTTATTATGTTTTGAATCTATAGCATAGTCTAAACATGATGAATTATATATATATATATATATATATATATATATAATGAATCACACCCACGGTGGAACTAAAAAATCAAAGAAGCATACTGCAAAGAAGCATACTGCAAAGAAGCATACTGCAAAGAAGCATACTGCAAAGAAGCATACTGCAAAGAAGCATACTGCAAAGAAGCATACTGCAAAGAAGCATACTGCAAAGAAGCATACTGCAAAGAAGCACAACCAGTTAACTATAGATATTGATTTTACTAGTAGCGATGGCGGTTTTTCTGTTTTACAGTCCAAAAAAATGAGGGATTTCTTTTTAACAAATATAAAAAAAGGCAGAAACTTAATACAAACTGTGCCAGGTAAACCATTTTATGTGAATAAAAAGACCACATTACAACTGCAAGCCATTAAATACGATAATTATTCTATGCGCCCCAAATGGGGAGATATATTATGTAAATCTCGCGGTGAATGGTTGAAGAGTAATCCTTGTAAAATTGGCACACGCAGTAAAGTATTTGTAAAATATAGAGGCACAAAAAACGGGACAGACACGCGTAATTTAAATAAAAGCGGTGGGTTTTCTGCATATTTAAACGCTATTCTTAACGGCGACATTGATGGAAAAAAACATTTAACATTTGTTAAGCTTCTTAGAAAAACCATGAAAAAATCTCCTGTGATTGTTCACAATATGGATGTAGATTGGTTTCATTTGAAAGCGGATACCGAATAAATAACATGCATTATATAAAACAAGTTATGTTATAAACCATTGCCTTATTTAGAATTATGCGTTAAAGGAAATATTATTGTATTCTGTCATTCCTCTTTTCTTAAATTTAGATACTATCCTGTTTAGTTCTTTAACAATATCAGCGGCCTGTGCTTTTTTGAGTTTTTTTGCATCTATGGCGTTGTCGGGTTTCAGCTGAACTTGTATGTCATACATATCACCTTTACTAGTTAATATTTTTTGATTTATAACTCTGGATGTTCTGCTGTTTACATATCCATATTCCTCACCTGATCTAACGATTCTTTTAATTTTATCTATAATTTTCGCATTACTCTCTTTCGGTATTTTTGCTTTTATTTTAAATGATTTATTTCCTCCTCCCCTTAGCCTTTTCTTTAAAGTACGACTTTTAAATGTTTTTCTGACAGAACTTTTTTTTAGTTTTACGCATATATATATAAACGATATAAAAATTATAGTTTATTAGAGGTACATGAGTAAGGTGGCCTAGATTAATTACCTTACCGTATGCCCACCGATATTTTAACCTTGGCTTGCAAGTTAATTTTTTAAGAGCCAATTTTCGGGAAGACCACAATGTGTAAACCGGGTATAATCTGGAAACTCCATGCATTTCTCAATTACCGTGCTATTGTATTTTTTGCCATACCATACTCCACTTACAGCATGTATGATTTTAGAATGCAAGAGACCTTTTTTACTAGAAAATATCACCATCGCCACATGCCCTTGATCGTGACTATTATAATTTTGTAACAATAATGTTCCTATTGGATAGACTTTATGAACATCTATTTTTTCTAATCGGTTGGTCAATGTCAAATAGCGAAACCATGCTTCCGTGCCACCAATAAAAGAATCTTTTTCCATGTTTAAAATATGGCCGGGAACTTCTAAACCCACAAATCGTCGTGCTAAATTGGCCACTCCAGTACAGACCAGTCCTTTTTTATAGATACGCTCCGGAGGAGGAGGTTCTTTATTTTCTATCCAAAATGGTGGACCATCTTTAGTTGGTCCCTGTTGTCGTGTATATAGTTGATAAGGAGCACCCGCAAATTTCTTAACATACTTGATCACCTGCGAGATTATTGTGTTATTTTTATGATGAATAACAACTCTAGAGATGGCCGTAGCAATACACGACGCGACGATTTTATGACCCACCGTTTTTCGCGGCATATATTTATATGCAATATTTGACTTTATACTGTGTGCTAAACGATATAAAAATTTTTTTGTATTAACAGGTACATGCGGAAGGTGGCCATTGTCACGGGCGCCAGTCGCGGTATTGGGCGTATTGTGTGCCATAAATTGGCGGAAAATGGCTACAATGTGGTGATTGCGGCAAAATCTATCCAAGAAAATACTGCATTACCTGGAACTATTTACAGTGTAGAAAAAGAAATCAAATATAAATATAATGTCGCGGCATATCCGATTCAAATAGATGTGCGAAGTTGTCAAGACATGCGTGACGGCATAGAAGATGTTGTCGACGAATTTGGAAAAATTGATGTGCTGTTTAATAATGCCGGTGCGTTATGGTGGAAAAATATTCTAGACACGCCTCCTGAAAAATATGATTTAATAAATGACGTAAATGTTCGAGCCAGTTTTATTTTATCGCATTTGTGCATACCGCATATGCAAAAAGATGGTGGCCATATTATTATGCATTCGCCACCTCTCGATGAGGCCAATATAAACCATACGTATAAAAATAAAACCGGCTATATGATTAGTAAATATGGCATGACCATGACTGCGATGGGCATTTCCGAAGAATTTTGGGGACAAGGTATCGCGGCGAATACGATTTGGCCGGCCACTCCCATCAAAAGTTTTGCCACTAAAAACAATAATCTTGGCACCGAACGACATTGGCGAGAGCCCGATATCATTGCCGATGCCATTTTGGAAATCGTAAAAGAAGATCCGAAAAAATTTAGTGGTCATCAGCTGATAGACGAACAATATCTTCGCAGCAAAGGAGTCCAGGATTTTACAAAATATAGATGCGTCAAAAATAGTGAACCGCCTAGTTTAAATGATATATTTTTGCTGTAATTAATACTTGATAATTTCAAATTTTTTTTATATATTATTATAATAAAAATTATATCTCGATATTTTATATAATGGCTGAACAACATTGGCATGCTATAGAGGAATTTAAGGAGAATATGGATAAATTTATATCTACGTCTAGTCAAATCAACGGCATTTTATTAATGGTTGTAGGTAAAATTAGTCAGAATACATTGTTTCCTCCCTCATTAAATGAAATTAGCAGTGATATAGAAGATTTAGTTGAAAATTTTGTGGAGTTATGTCAAACACTTATTGAAGAGAATTCTGAGGACTCTTTAAGCTATGTTCTTACTAATCAAGACCCACAATATATAACTGATGATTTTATTGATAAGATTACGGCATTAAAAGGTCTTCTTACAGAATTTCTAAATGATTACGATACTCGGCGGCGGGCTGGGGGTGATAAGTATATTTCTCTTAATCGTATTAAACCAAAATTCACATCTGTTATACAACAAGCTATTTTTGCATACCAAGATTATATTAATATTTTACTGCATAATTATGAAACTGAAAATCCGGAAAATCTGGAAGGAGGAGGGAAAAGAAAGAGACGTCGTTTAAATAGAACAAAGAAATCTAGAAGAACAAAGAAATCTAGAAGAACAAAGAAATCCAGAAAATCGAAGAAATCTAAGAAAAATACTAGAAAAAAAATTTAAAAAAAGTCGAATCATATGAACTGTTGTGACATAAGTATTCAAATTATTATTGCTATAAAAAGAAATAATAATTTAACATCAACATTTTTTTGTTTTGCTCAACTTTTTCTAAAAGTTGAGAAGGTCCAGCGGGGAATTGAACCCCGGTCAATTGATTCAAAGTCAAACGTGTTAACCACTACACTACTGGACCAGTAAGTACCCTGTACGGGACTCGAACCCGCAACCTTACGCTTAGAAGGCGTACGCGCTATCCGATTGCGCCAACAAGGCAGAGTGGAATGCTTTGCCGCAGGAGATTCGCTAATCCATGATATTCCGTATCCGGGACTCGAACCCGGGTCAGCTGGGTGAAAGCCAGCCATTATAACCACCTAAACCAATACGGATGAAATACAGTAATGGGAATCGAACCCAAATCATTCTCAATAGGAATGAGGGCTGGCCAATGCCACTGTATAGAGCGTTTTCGAATGACGGTGCTCCAAACCTTTGCGCCTACCGGGAATCGAACCCGGGCCTCACCCTTGGAAGGGGTGAATCCTAACCTCTGGACTATAGGCGCTCACTCTATACTGATATTTTATTTTATTTTATTTTAGCGGTGAGTGGTTTCGATCCACTGACCTTTGGGTTATGAGCCCAACACGCTTCCCCTGCGCCACACCGCTACATTTGAGTTCTCTTTTGACGTAGGCTGAACTCTCGATTTCCTATGCTCACCGTGGGGCTCGAACCCACGACCACGAGGTTAAGAGCCTCGCGCTCTACCGACTGAGCTAGGCGAGCAGTTTGCATCTCTTTTATGGCGGATTGCTTTCCAAATGCACCGGGTGGGATTCGAACCCACGAAGCCGAAGCACTACAACTTGAGTGTAGCCCATTTGACCACTCTGGAACCGGTGCTGAGTAAAAATAAAATAAAATAATATATTATATTTAAATTACATACCTGCTCGGTAAGGGGCTCGAACCCTTGACCCTGGCGTTATTAGCACCATGCTCTACCGACTGAGCTAACCGAGCACACAATAGTGGTCCGTACGGGGCTCGAACCCGTGACCATGCGCTCATAAGACGCACACTCTACCAACTGAGTTAACAGACCAAAACACCGCCGTGTTATCACCATGAAATTAAAATAATACATTTAAATAATAACAATAACAATAGTGGTCCGTACGGGGCTTGAACCCGTGACCTACAGCTCATAAGACTGTCACTCTACCAACTGAGTTAACGGACCATTATGGAGCGGAAGCCCCATGATTTGGGGTTCGGGGGCGGAAGCCCCCGAGTGCACCGAGCGGGATTTGAACCCGCGAAGCTTTCGCACGGCATCTTAAGTGCCGCCCCTTTGACCAAACTCGGGTATCGGTGCAGAAAATATTAGTAAGACTCGCGCAAAGAAATGCCGAATGAATTCCTTTGCTGCTTACTATACATCATAGTCATGTCTTTAAGTGCTATTTGTGATATAATGTTATGAAGAGTTGACTATTTAGACACCAGTAATGGTCACAGAATTCAAAAACTATCTATCACCATATACAGTAAATAACAGCGCATAAAGAATATAAAATTTTCGCTCTCGCTCACCAATGTTGTTTCCCAAGAATAAACAATGCCACAAAATAGTGCCAGAAAAACACACGTGAAAATAAGCTCGGCATAGTTCATGTTTTCGTATATTGTCTGATAATTATTTAATCGTATTTTTCATTTCAATTTACACCGATCGAAAAGAAAAATGGGAATATTTACTACAATAATGATTACATAAAGAGAATTTACTATATATATGTATTATATAGAATGCCACAGAATCATAATCAACATCATCATCAAGATTGGACGCCGGTGATTCTATCAAAAAAACCGGAACAAAGCGTCTCAAATAATACACTTCGCTCGGGTAATTTTGCAACTAGGACAAAGCATAATCCGGTATCACAACACCTTACTAAAATAGAGGGAGAGACAGAAACCTTTAAAATTAAAAAGGTGAGTTCTTCTGTGGGAAAAGAAATTCAGAAGGGTCGTTTGGCGAAGAAAATGTCACAAAAACAACTGGCACAAGCCATTAATGTTACTCCCAAAGTAATTAGTGAATTTGAGTCGGGTAAAGCCGTAAAAAATGAAGATGTTAAACGGAAAATTGCCAAATATCTTAAAATAAACATCTAGTGGTAGTATTTTGGGTAAATATTTAATTTTCTCTCGTCATTTGTTCACTCACCACAAATAAATATGGCTTAGTAGCTTTGGTGTATATTTACCACCGGAGAGTCTCTTTTCCTTGTCAATGGCCTTTTTCTTAGAACGAGTTCCACTATGACGACTAAAATAGTTGTTGCGGCGTCGAATGTCGCCATGATTTTTTTTGGTAAATTTCCCAACCCCCGTGCTATCCTTAAATTGTTCATAACCAAGTCCACCAAAATGCAACACTCTGGTTTTTTTTGTTATATTATCACGAATAAGGGCCATATATTTTTTTCCTTTTCTCTCCGACGGTAAAATTTTCACGATTTTTTCAACAAATTTTGTCATATATTATTTATGTATATAAAATACTGTGTATATAAAATACTGTGTATATAAAATACTGTGTATATAAAATACTGTGTATATAAAATACTGTGTATATAAAATACTGTGTATATAAAATACTGTGTATATAAAATACTGTGTATATAAAATACTGTGTATATAAAATTTTTTATACATCAAATTTTTTCACTCGTTTTTTTCGGGTTTTCTCTCTTCTTGCTCGACGAATCTGTTTTTTGGTCAACTCGCTAAAGGTAGTCGGAGTTTTCTGGGTTACTCTTCGTGTAGGCCGATAGATATCACTTTTAAATGAATAACCCACCTTGCCGCGCTGATTGCGCCACTTTTCAGCAAACCATCTTCCAAGTCCAGTTTTTTTTGTTTTCTTTTTTCCACGATAGGGTGTGCGATTACCATAAAGTTTTTTAAAATCGCGCTTGTATTCCTGCACCAATACACCACTTCGATAAGCACTATGTTTGGGTATTCTCTTATACACCTTAGCCTTAACTTTCTTATACAGCTCTTTGTCTACCGGTTCAGACATATTGTATGTTATATAGAGAGAATATTCCATAATACAAATAATATAAATAATACACTATATATTATTTATCTTATGATAGTGACAGTGAACACCGCACTGTTTTACGAATGTTTATCGCGCTATCTCTCTTGGTTCAAAAACACCACACCAGAATATGCCGCGTATATAAACAGCACCATAAATGCAGGGTCCCTTATATTCACCGAATCATTGGATATTGCCACCAGAATGAGCCTCTTCAGTGGCTACCTCATCAATGATACGCTTTATTTATTATGTAAAACTCCAACACAACCCAAAAATCAGCAATTTTTGATTCATCATTTATTCACTCTTGCCCTCACTATTTCTCCTTATCCACAAATGTATCCGGATATCACCACCAAACTTCTTGTTGTGGAGAGAACTATCCCGATTGCAAATGCAATATGGTTTTTAAAATATTATAACCCAAAGCCTGGCAAAAATGTGCAGAAGTTTATGAATATTTTAAAAGCTATATTTTTTGTAGCTTTTACATATTATCGTGTTATTCATCTCTCGTTAATGTCCTATGATTGTTACAAAAACTCTCTTCCCATTCAAGCACAGCTTGGTGTGTATACAATATGGGCGGTGAATATGGGATGGTATCGAAAGTTATTGAAAATGATCTAGAATTCAAATTATTTTTATAAAAGGAGAATATGATAAAAATAAAGATATGTAAAACAAACATCTACAAGAAAACAAAAATCTAAAAATTTCTTAATTCAGTCAGCGTGCCACGCACGCGCTTAAATGTTAAAAGGTGTAAATAATAAAACGCTTTTATTCATGCTCCAAAATTTCGAAATGTCATGCTGTATCTTGTTTGACATTTTCCCTCATTTACCTTTGTAATCTCATGACTATAATATTTCTGCAATGCCCCCGCCATAATAACCATCGAACCTTCCTTCATTTCTACCGAAAACTCATGTGCCAACGCAGGGTCAGTTTCCGGCTGAATTAAATGCAAATTGTCTTCATCATAAATAATGCGTCGAAAAGTCAACGTCCTAGCAGCACCTATTGACAAAATCACAACTACTGGATTATCGCCAAAAATTTCCTCGCTATCCCGATGTGGTTTAATCGAATCGGACCCATCACGATATTTATTCATCAAACATGAATTCAGAGGCTTCTTTTTATTCCGCATCTTAAAATGTCCGCGCCTACCAAATCTACATTTCCGACGAGCCGGCGTCCGCCTTGTTGCCCCCCCTCCACCTAAGCACAACCCCAATTTACGCATTACAGCACACTCATCGAGGCGTGCTTGCATGATTTCTTGTATCGCCAGCAATTCCGGTTCATACAAGCACGGCATCCATCGCGGATTATTTTGATCTTTCCAATGTGCTCCAAAATAATCAGAACCATACCATTTTTGAAGACGCGGAATAGCTTTTCCCCATGATGTCATGCCACTGCGAAAATCTGAAATGCTATTTAAATACTCGCGTATCCACAAAATCTCCTCCCGAGAAATGACATTTTCGTGCACCGCAACCATCGAGCGATGATGCCCGTCCCGCTTATTTAAAATAATTTTCATACAACAACTTTTAATGTAGCCAATAGTAGTTTATATCATGCTCAATTTTATTTTTATTACATACGAAAAAATAAAAATAAAAATAAAAATAAAATAAAAATAAAATAAAACTATCATATTTTTATTTTATTTTATTTCATTTAAAACCATGTTTGGTGTAGAGACACCACTATATTTAGACACACATGGTGTAAAGCAGGCGGTTATTAAAGTACAGCAGGAAGGGAGCAACAAGACCCAATACAGCCTGCAGAACACTCGTCTTTTTCTTTAACAAAAGACCCAGGCCATTATATACGGCCAGCAATAAAAATATGAAAGCAATCACAGAGAGATAGTAGAAATAAAGACAGAAGTCTTTGCTGAGAGGAGAGAAAAGGTGGTCCAGAACAGTTCCCATATAAATTATATAAATATAATATTTTTTTATTCCGCCTAAAATTGATAAAGAATTCCAGCAGCTTGTAAATAGACACAACCATAATTATGCCAATTTACACAGACCGATGGTTTGAAGTCGGCGCGACTGACACAACTCCACATCGCCCCACTACACATCGACCCACAACATCCGAGATAATAACCGTCATCAAAGACCTATATACACCATCGATGCCGACCAGTAACATAACTCAAAATTTACAAGAGATCATCGAAGCCTGCATTTCTGCTAAATAAAATTGTAAATTTAATTATTATAATAGTATAGTATATATTATCGTCCCATGAATCTAACCAGTAATAATGCTATTACAATAGCATTCAGTTTTCTCATTATTATTCAAGTCTATTTTTACATGGCAGATATTTTACACACATCTCTAGACTATTTTGTCTCGATATTGGCAATTTTAATCTCGCTATTATTGCTGCTATTTGACAACAATAAATTATTCGATGTGGCACACTTTTTGTATTGTGTATTATATTTATTTGTGGTCACACTATTCTCTCAAAATTTGTATTTATTGACACTAAATGCTATAATGTTAGTAGTTATCATTGCAAGCCGGGTATACTATCAAAATTGTATTTTAAATATAAAACAAAATAATCAAGGATTTTTTGTAAATTTAAATGACACTGTAAAAAAATATCTACTATTTTGGGATTGGGATTACATATTTCCCGTGCTATTGTTTATAACCACAGTAAAATTAACAAAATTAGGTGATTTTTAAGTATTTAAGAAAACAAATAAACACATAATTACCGCATAAATTGAAACGATTAAGAGTCAACATATTATTGTTATAAAATGTCGTCGCCCCATCATCAATATCCAGTTGTTGCAAATGTCACCAGCGACGACCAAGACACCAGTTTATTTGAAAAAAGCACATTCGTGCATGCAAATACGGAGTGCCCCATTTGCCTCGATCCAATTATTAATCGCGCCCTCGCAACATCGGGAACAGCCCTCGCAAAAAACATGACAGTTTTAAACTGTCATCATGTAATGTGCACAGCTTGTTTTGTCACTTATATTCAGCGAAACCATAATTGTCCTATTTGTCGTAAATCAATGTTTGAAATGAATATCGATTACCGACAACACATGTATGTAATTCCTGTCGGCACTTCACTTGGACAAAGACTTCGGCAACAACTTACTCCACAAGAATCAAATTCTATTTTGAGAATATCCAATACACGGTCTCTGCGCGACGCACCTCCGCTCAGTTCTACAAGAGATCCGCGCAGTTCTACAAGAGCTCCGCTCAGTTCTACAAGAGCTCCGCTCAGTTCTACAAGAGCTCCGCTCAGTTCTACAAGAGCTCCGCGCAGTTCTACAAGAGCTTCGAGACGCGCAAGTCGCAGTCCAGTCCGCTATTATAGTCGTCGACGAGAACTGAGTGATTATTATGATGAAGACTATGATATTGAAATGACAGATCAACCTGATACTTCAAATATATATCATGGCGCTGGTCGAGCAGCAGGCGTAATGTTATTTATTATTGCAGACATAGCAATCATGGCTATTTGGCTTATTTCATTATGGTTATCAAAATAAACTTAACATAAATAAATAAAACATCGATTAATAAAATAAAATTGGAGTATATATAATGAATATAATTTTAACTGAAATAGGCTTTTTTGGTCCCGTTATTCTATTTTTATTCATAATTTATTTAGTTAATAGCGAGAATTGTCAAAAGAATGCAAAAGTATACTCTTCAAATAAAGAGATCGCTAGCAGAGAAAAATGTAATAACAAAGAAACTATCGCTAACCACCCTGATATTTATGCGTATCTATTTTTTTGGCAAGCGCTAAACTATGCTTTAAATGAAATACTTAAACGCCTTATTCAAGAACCACGCCCGGCAGATATCGCCTACATAAATACCTGGGACTCCGCACCAAATATAGGACCATATGGCATGCCATCGGGCCATGCCCAACAAGTAGTTTCAGAGACAACATTTATCGCTCTTGCTTTCAAAAATCCGTTTGCCACATTCGTGGCAACATGTATAGCCTTGCTAACCATGTATCAGCGCTACATATATCAAAAACATACAATATTGCAACTTGCAGTTGGCTCGATCGTGGGTATTATCACGGGTAGCTCATTTTATATTTTCTTGTCACACCAAATATAAAAGACCGATAGATCTTGTAATATTAGTTTTACTTAATACAAAAAGACTTAATAACAACACACCATATTATATATTATGTCCGGCCCACAACAGTCACCACAACAAGGGTATCAGGAAAATCTGCCGGGATTCGTTCCGAAAGAAGAATATCTCAATATTATTAAAAACACCCAAGTTATTTCGGCCGACCTCCTTGTTTTTAATGATGCCGGAAAAGTTTTACTGGGTAAACGCACGGGAGAACCGGCCAAAGATACATGGTTCGTGCCTGGAGGACGTGTTCGCATCAACGAATCCTTCCCCGCCGCAGTTCGTCGGATAGTTGTTCAGGAGCTCGGTATCATTATTGATAATCAAACACCCGAAGAGCACCGACCAAAACCGGCCGGAGTTTATCACCAAACGTATTCTAATAATTTTGATAACGACGATTTCGGTGCACATTATATTACATTCGCTTATACATTAACATTAATTAATGCATCAAATGAGATACCAAAAACTGACTATCAGCATAGTGAATTTAAGTGGTGGTCCATCGAAGACTTAATTGCTAGTCCAGATGTCCATATTTATTGTAAAAATTATTTCCATCCAACCCCATGGAACAAAATTCAGTGTTCGTAATAATAAAATATAAAATTAAACCAGTTAGACCAATTATGTAAAAGAATATAAATGGAAACAAAACATCCGTCTATAGAATTATCTATTTCGCAGAAAACATTATCTTGTGAAGAAGTCGCCGAAAATTTACTAAAAACGAAAATTATGGCTAGTATAACACCCAATAAAAGCATTGTCTGCAATGACAAAAATAACTGTCAATTAGAAAAAGGATGCAGAATATTGTTTGCCAAAGCATCAACAAAAACAGAAATAAAAAATACGTGGCAAAATCTTAAACAAAAGCACACTCTTGGTTGTGCTCACCTAAAAATACCCGGCACTTTTTCTGGTTGTATATATGATTATTTGCCGGATACAAAATGCCCTGGTTAATAATTACTAGAATAGAGAATAAACACTAATAATATAATATGTTAGAAGAAACAACTTAAAAAATACATGAATATGTATATTGTGACAACAAGCAGCTACTCATCAACAAAGCGTGTAACGCTAGAGATACGGGTTCGAACCCCGTCACTTAATAAAGGCCGGTTACTTTATACAAGAATGTGCTATAAAACGCATATTGCTTAAAGAAAGTTCGTGTCCTAAATAAGTGTAGCTTAAGAAAAGCACATTATATGTTGTCTGCATTATAAATCTATATAGAAATAAATCAAAAATTTTTGTGCACAGTGACGTCGTAAAAAAAAATAAAAAATAAAAAATAAAAAATAAAAAATAAAAAATAAAAATAAAAATAAAAATAAAAATATAAATAAAAAGAATGATTATATATTAAATCCAAATAGAGTTGGATATATTGTATATTAATTTAAAATATAGTTTGGAAAAACTATATTGTATAGCATATAATTTAATTAAATGTTAACCTCCAAAAGATACTTTTAGATACTTTGAATGGTAACATTATAGAATATGTGCAATTTATATATTGGGTAAATTAATACCGGATTAAGATACCCAAATAACGGTAGGTAGAGGTGTGTGTGTGTGTGTGTAACTCCTAATAGTAGGGGTTAAGGGCGGACGACAACATGATGGTCGCAAATAAATAAGCGAAAGCTCGCTTATGAATCATCCGGCAGCAAACGGGTATTTGTCCACCAATAAGGTAATATACAGCAATAAAATAGTTACCTGCGTCCCCGAGGCTAGCTCAGTTGGTAGAGCGATTGACTGTAGATCAATTGGTCACTGGTTCGATTCCGGTGCCTCGGAATCTACATAGGTGCGGAAACGCACTATAATTAGTCTTAATTCATTAAGCTCGGTTAGCTCAGTTGGTAGAGCATACGGCTGTTAACCGTAGGGTCATTGGTTCGATCCCAATACCGAGCGCTAATAATAGCATAATAGCATAATAGCATAATAGCATAATAGCATAATTTTAATTATAGTAAATTTATTATAATTAAAAACTTACATATCGGGCGATAGCCCTGACAAATCAAAACAATTCTATAAAGGGTATTTGTTTTCGAATACTTTTATCCAGAGGAGTTATCATGCCACCACCAAAACCAATTAAAATATATAGAATTAACATAATAAATAACACCGAGATAAATGTAATTACAAATGTAATCAAAATTGTTTCTTCAAATTTTAAAGTAGTCGTTTCATTTTCACGGTAAAATAATCTATTAAAAAATTTGTTTAATAATCCATTTTGCATATGCAAAGAATAATGCGTGGTCATGGCAACAACAGAAATCAGCGATATAACCAGTGAATTAATAACGAACGCTTTAAAATACGATGTTGCTAAAAAATTTTTAAATATTGGAATCTGCATATATTATATCATAAGAAAATTGAATTAGACATTTCTTCTAAAGTAAAAGTAAATGTTTTCGTTGTTCTCAACCAATACACCTCCTAAGCCACGGCTAACAACTTCCTGTAAATTTATGCGCCATCCCGATGATCCATCATTAAACTCCATTGCCCATAATTTTGGTATTTTCAGCCTGTCCAGTGAGCAAATGGAACCTAAAATAAGCGATATGGATTGGGTTTTAAATATTGATCGTTCTGGTTCGATGGGCGAAACATGTGCCGATGGAAAAACAAAAATGCAACATATTCATCATACACTCAAAAATATGGTAGATTATTTTATTAAATTACCCACAACCATAAAACAAACACTAACTATTATTAGTTTTGATCATGAAGTAGAAATACTTTGCGAAAAAATCACCATTGATGCCTCCCTCAAAACAACTCTTACAAAAATTATTGCTCAACTCGAGCCTCGCGGTGCGACCAATATTGGCGTGGCACTCGCCTCCGCCATGAAAATTATTGAGCCTTATAGAGAATCCCGTGCCGCAGCAAAGTCTGGTGCAGAATCTGACTCGGCGACTGCCACAGAGCCTAGCACATCTGCAGAGCCTAGCACATCTGAAACACAAACCATGCACATCTTTATGAGTGATGGACAAATTACTACTGGGGTTCATGACAAAATAAAGTTAACTGAAACCCTTACCAAATCAAATACTACGAAATGTCATCACGCTTTTGTGGGTTTTGGCATCCACCATGACGACGCACTTCTTCGGCATCTCAGTGACGCAACGGGTGGTGATTACTACTTTATTGATAGCCTCGAGAACGCCGGCATGGTCTATGGTGAGATTCTTTACGTCGGTCTCTACGAGTATATTCAAAGTTTAAACGTCACCATCGAGAATGGCGAATTTTATAATTACAAAACCAATACATGGAGTAAAATGTTAATGGTGGATTCCATTGCATCGGGACAAACACGCACGTGGCATATTCGCACGCCCCACCATGATGTCTCGGAACACCCTTCCAGTGTAGATGAGCAACATCCTTTCGAGACAGCAGCGCACCACGCGACACACCGCCATATTAGTATTCAGGGAACATATCATACTATCGACAATACAGCAACGCAAACGCTTCCTCCCACAGATATTGAGTATCCCTCACCATCTACTATCAATAAAGATGTTGAGAAATATCATTGGCGTCAGCGCACACAAGAGCTAATGTATACCGTAAAACAATTTATCGCAGAAACAACACCGGAGAGATCATCTCTATATCCAGGTGCATATAACATGGTGGGATATAAAAATACTCTTCATAACATGTCACCGCCTTTACCAAAACCACCCATCGGAAAATTTGACCAAGAAGCACATCTTATTCTCGATGCTGCGAAGCAGGGCGTTTGGTCCGCAGTGTGGGCAATGCTCGATAAGAATCCATCGCTGGTTAATGAGTTGCCAAATCCGCGCAATTTTAGACTTATTCATCAAGCGGTTTATCAACAAAATGCCTTTGCACTGCAAACCCTTCTCAATCGCGGGGCAAAAATTACCGCGCTAACGAGTGATGGCAAAAATATTAACCAAATCGTCTCCGATATATACATTAATAAAGATGTTCGTAATATTATTGATAGAGCCTATGGTATAGAAAAACAGACTAACGATAAAGATCAACCATTGAGTCCTGAAGAGCAGCGCAAAGAGTATGGAAATCAGCTCGATACCTTCCTGCAAGAACTTAAGGAATATATGGCCAAAAACGACCTCTGTGATGACGCCTTTATGCAAACTCTCAGCGACGATATTTATATTACGATTCGCAGCCTGACCTCAAAATATGGTGGCATGTATATTCATACGCGTTCATCTTCACAAGGTCGCGAGCGCGCATATAATACAACCAATATCACACGACTAGAGAGTGATACAACAGAGGCTTATCGTAGTTTGGGCGGGAATCACGGCGTGTCACAATCCAATACCACCTCGTATGCCTCTCCTGTCGCCACAGATTTAATGCGGCAGGTGAGCTCTTAAACTTTTGGTAGTGCAACGCTTCAAAAAAAAGTTTAAACAAAACAATAAAACTTTTGTGTAGTGCATCGCGTTAAAATTAAGTTTATAAATACAACCATTTTTTGTATTTATAAACACCGGTATCTATATGATCTAGGTATGAGTTATTTTATTTGTAAAATTTATTTTATTTTATTATAGTATAATGACAACCTTTAACAATTTATATATTGATGAAGTTCGTATTAGAAGCAATAATGGCAGTAAATTTGCCGGAATACAAACACAGATTTACGGAGAGGATGTTGATAGCTCGGTAACAACAGTAGAGGGCTATGAATGGATTGTGCAACTTGCAAATGGCACGAATAGTGCAATAAATTTTGATAGTGGTTCCAATAAATTAAGATTGCAGTGGTGCACAAACTATAAGAATGACGAAGGTAATGCGGATTCACAAAAGGATGTTAATTATGATATAACTTCTGGTTCTATCGCTGCGGGAAATGATAGTAATAATCAAGTTGGCAGTTTTTGGATTGGTTTTGAGGCCAGTGACGCGGCAGAAGATGCCGGAGAGTCAAGTGCATATCATAATGTATCCGGTAACCCTAATTATGTGGCAGCTCAAAGAGCTACTGTGTCGGGAACGAGTAGAATTATTGTGGCACCTCGCGTTAAGCTATATTTGGGTGATGTCTTACTCGATATAGCCGGCGTGAACACTCAAGATGGAACATCGGCATGGTTTACCAATTCTGTTGTTGACGTGATCACGGAGGAACTGAATGCCCAGGATGGTTCGTTGCGCCGCAGACATCAAACTGATACCGGTAGCAGCGTAGGAACGATTCCGACGACCACGTATACTAGCACACAATGGAGAATTTCTGCAAACCAGTATCTCTTCTATAACGCATATGGTGACCCCCATATAAAAACATTGCGTGGAGAACACTATGAATTTGATTATTTAGGCGCGTTTAGAATGTTTGAATATTCCAAAAACGGCAATTTTATGTTAATAAATGGTCTCGCAGAAACGGGACCAGGAAGATGGAAAAATAAACAATATATTAGAAAATTATTTATTCAAAACAATAATGCAAAGATATTACTGGATATGGGATTCCGTGGCAGCCCCGTAAAAGTATTAGAAAATAACGGAATTACCTATAAAGAAAGATCCCTCTCATTTGATGCCGAGGCAAAAAGATACAATTTTGACAACACCTTGTCAACCTTAGATTTAAACGCACCCATAACCGAAAATCTTCCGGGCTTAGTGAGAAATCAGATAGATATTATATTAGATATTAATAATGTTGGCGGGAACGAGTTCGATAACGATGAATTGACCTTTCTGTCCTTGCAGAATGTTAATGAATTTAATTTACAACCATGTCGTTTGAATGTCAAGATGTCTAACCGACTCATTGATGCCGCAAAAGGATGCTTGATTGATCGAAAATATGCCCCCGTTGCAAAATTAGACAACATTACTGACATTACTCCCTTAGAAGAACCCACATTAGAAGATTTAAAACATATTCCGGAATTAGAAATCGCGCCCAGATTACGAAATAGAAAGTGGAAATAAAACTTTTGGTAGTGCAACGCTTCAAAAAAAATAATTAACTTATATACACATTAATTATTTTTATTTATTGTCCGTGATTAAGCAAACTTTATATGTTATTATATGTTATTTTCTTTACGAAATCACGGCGGAACGTTTCAGCGGCGGTGGCTGAAGCGCGGGTGGTGGTGTGAAATGTGGTGGCCAACAAAGACGAGGGCGCACCGGAGTCCTCTGGTCAATACCAGTGGCTTGCTTAAACGTCACATGATTATTTTTTACATCGTCTAAAATATCCACCGCAAATCCTCGCCAGACATCTCGTTCCCACCCATCCACTTGAATAAATCTCGCCTCCGCAGAAAGCCACCACCCGAATGCATTCGCAGTATCCTCCTCGGTATCAGTCATATTCTTACAAACATGCCTGATGATCGGAAAGCAGTTGTCGAGCCACCACTGTGCGATAGCAGCATTGCGTTGGTTGGGTGTGATGGCCATTGTGGGCTTATATGCAGAAGATAATGGTGGAACAGGGTTATGCGAGGGAACTCGACAATGAAACACGTATCCACCGGCCAAGCATTTTGCATCGCATTCGCCAATGCCAGGGATGTTAACCTGTGTCGTGTTTTGGAGAACGGGAATAATGGTCATACTTTGATTTACTTTTGTAACTTGGCAGTATTTAGAATAAGTGTTTCAATTTTTCAAACAAAACATTTAGTAATCTTAAAAGTATAGTTTAAGAATATAAATATATATTTATATATTTATATATGTGTGATAAAACAGATACACATGAGACCCTGATTTCTACAACTGAGTCGGCTTCTCCTGTGACCGAACACAAAGAAGCCACCACCGCCGCGGCAGCGGCCGCACAACAAGCAACAGAGGCGGCGGTAGGAGCAGAAGCTGCTGCAGAACAAGCGGCTGCTGCAGCACAAGCGGCTGCCGAAGTCGAAGCGGCTGCCGCAGCACAAGCCAAAGCCGCAGAAGAAGTGCCTCCAGTATCACCTCGTTCCGAAGAAAATATCACCAAAGAGGCAACACCCCCGACATCGCCCAAAGAGGCAACGCCCCCGACATCGCCCAAAGAGGCAACGCCCCCGAC